GTCTTGCGGGACCTCGGAAATCTCGGCCTCCATGAGCGCGTCGATGACCTGAACCATGGCGTCTGTCTTGCGCATCCACGGGCGCGGGCCTTGGTAGAACTCCGGCTCGTCCAACTCCTCTGGGCGGGACATGAGCCAGCGGTCAATCTGCCACGCGACCCACCGGCGCTGGGTCTTGATGACCTTCGTTTCGCCGGGCACGTCATAGGTCTGGAGCGCCTCGATGAAGCTCTCGAACGGGATGGCGCCGCGGTCGACCAGTTCCTGGGCGTACTGCACACGCTCCTCTGGCGTGTTCTTGAGCTCGCCTACAGGCTTGACCTGCAAATGCAGCGCCTCCAGGTCCAGGTCGACGATATCTTCGGCGGTGATTTCCTTGTTGAAAAACTCGCCAGTCCACTTTCGTTTGAACTGCGAGTTCTGCTTGTAAAGCTGCTTTTGGGCCTTGAGAATGTGACGGCCCATGTCCACCGCCACCCATTGCACGAAAGCACGATGCGTTGCCGCATGTCGGTTGTCGTACCGGGACGCGGCCTCGCGCTGGGCCACGCCAGACGGTAGCCCGGGCTGGGCCTTGGCGGCCGAGGCCATCTCCGAAACCCCAAGCGTGCGCGCGATGGCGTCTTCGTGATTTTGGAGGAGCTCCAGGTCAATCCGGTTGAACGGGGCCGGGTTCTCCACCAGGACACGACCGGCCGCGGCCGGCGTCTTGGTGCGGACCACCTTGATGGTGTCCACCAACGTCAACTCGTTGATGTCTACCAGGTCCTTTTCGCAGACGTAGTGAATTTGCTGGGCGTTGTCGGTGTGGGCCTCGTCACACCGGAACACGATTTCGTTCAGCTTGAGGATTTCTTCGTAGACGATTTCCATGGGCGGCGTGGCCCAGAACCCCGTCAACGCCGGGCTGGCGTGGAAGAACGCGAACGGCGACTCCGTTTCGTCCCAGCTCTGGTCATCGTCGTTCAGCACCGTGCCGTCGCGAAGGCAGATGATGTGTCGGCCATCGGACTCACCCACGCGCACGGCCCAGGCCTCCCACACCGGGACGAGCTCGGCGCGACGCGAGCGCCCCGTGAACGTGAGTCCGCCCCGGTCCTTCCGGTTCTCCACCGCATCCTCGATGCGGGCCTTGTGGCGCGGGTAGTTCTGAACCAGACGATGTACGGGCCACCACGTGACCTCGCCGTACGTGCGTGGGTACCCGTAGGTCAACTCCGTATCGTCCAGGAACATGTCCAGGGTGTCGTGGAGCTCGACCACCACCCGGTCTTCCTCGGGCCAGGGGTAGATTTTGGCGGCTACGGTGCCAGTCGCCGCCACCGCTATGCGCAGCCCTTGGCACGCCAGGGCATGGACGTTTGGGAACTGGCCCTGCTGCATGTCGTATTCGGCCTCCAATAGGCGGCCGGCGATGGTGACCTTGCGCTTGAGCTCGTAGTCTCCATCGGTGACCATGAGCGCGCCGCGGGGCGCGTCCGATGCGCCGATTTTCGAGACGTGGGTTTCCACGTACTCGTAGCACTTGTTGCGGGTCAGCGGAATTTCGTCCAGGTCTGACTCCGCCCGCGTGTCCCGGAACGCGAAGCGCGTGTCCTGGGCGAACGGCGTGTCCACGTTGCGGCCGTGGTACATCCCCGCGAGCCGCCGCGCCCGCTTGCGCCGCCAGGCGTAGTCTTTCGAATACTGCTCTTCGAGCTCGATGATGGCCGCGGCGGCTTCAGCGTCCGATAGCTCCCACCACGGGACCAGCACCGGCGACGCCGGATACTTTGGCATAGGGTATTAGGATACCATAACCTGGACGGCCGGTCAAGTGTCTGGTATAATTATTGCCAGACCATGCTGTCTCCGTTCACCCGGCTAGTGCATCTGCCGGAAACCCGCAAAATCCTTACACCCAAGCAGCTCCGGTTCATGGCCTGCAAGGCCAAGCTCCGGACAGACTGCTCAGGACGCAGAACAGGAAAGTCCTTCGTAGTCATGGTCTGGCTGGTCGAGGAATGGCGCGACCGGCCTGGTCAGTCCTCCATTTTCATGGCCCTGAACAAGGACCACGCGGAGAAACTAGGCTGGGACACCATCTACCAGCTAAACCGCAAATTCCAGTGGGGCGCAGTGTGGAACGGCCAGGACGGGACCTGGACCTGGCCGAACGGCTTTACGCTGTACTACATGGGGTGTAACGACCGGCGCACTGCCAACCTGGTGCGCGGCGTGCCCAAAATCCACCGATTCGCGGTCGACGAATGTGGCCAGATTCCCGATGCCCTGCTGAGGTACCTCATCGTCGACGTGGTCGAGCCCACCATGGCCGACACCGACGGCGACATTTGCATGACCGGGACGCCGTCAGATGTGAACGAGGGGTTTTACGAAGACACGATGCGTCGCACCGAGGCTGCCGGCGCACACTTCACCGGCGATGCGCGGGACAACCCACACCTGGCCATCCCAGGGGCCGAGTACATCGCCCGCGCACTGCGCGAACGGTTCGGACGTGATGCGTCCAACGCCACGTTCCGTCGCGAGTACCTAGGGGAGCGCGTGCAGGAGGAGGGCATCCTGATTTACCGCATGCCTCCTGAGGACCAGTTCTACGAGCCGACTCCGCCCTCGTATCTGTACACGTCCATGGGTATTGACATCGGATGGAGTGACGGGTGGGGGTTCACAGTGGTACGATGTCGTAAGGACAACCCCGGGGCCCACATCGTCTGGGCCCAGCGTGAAGAGCGCGTGCTGCTACCGCGCGGGGCCGCTATTGCGGCGCGCCTGATTCAGGAGTACGATGTCACGGAAACGTTCGTAGACTCGTCTGGAGGCGGGGGCCGCACCATCTGCGAGACGCTGTCCGGTTCGTATGGCCTGGACTGTGAGCCAGCCGACAAGCGTGCCCGTCGCCTGCGCATAGAGCAGGTTCGCACCATGCTGGAGGCACGTACGCTTAAGGGAACCAGGGGGGCCTGCGACCAGCTCTGTGGTGTGCCCGGCTCGCCCACCCGCTCGGGTGAATGGGCTGGGCTGCCGTGGAACGAGGACAGGGACGACCACCGCGAGGGCTACGTGGACGAGTGTACCGATGGTTTGCAGTACGCGCTTCAAGGTTCGGGATTTAGTCATCTGACCGACTGGGAGCTAGAAGAAACGCCAGAACAAGTGTACTGGCGTCGTGTACAGGAACGACGCAACGCCGCCCGGGGTAGGTCCACAGGGACCAGTAGCGGGCGACGCCGTCGGGGGCGAGGTTAAGGCTGCCACACCTCGGGCTTGGCGTTTGGCCAGGCCCTGGTTTTGGAAGTATCGTCACACCGGAGCTGATTGGTCAGAAACCTGTTCCGGTGATTCAGCTTCTTGAGCTCTGCGGCCTGGGCGTCAATCGTCTTGAGACGTTCGTCGGCCACGGCCTGTTCCAGGCGCAGGACCTGGCCCAGGACTTCGCAGCGGCACTGAGCACGATACGCCAACCAGGCCATGACCAGGTTCACACCTAAGGTACAGACAAGGAACCCGATGATACGCCAAGTCTCGATATTAGCCACGGCGTGCCTTTCGTACAGCCTTGACTGCCTTCTTCATGGCCTGCGCTGCACTCTCCATGTCATTGCAATCATCAAGGTCCTTGAAGTATTGGTCGACGGCCTTGCACAAGGCCTCCGCCAGGTCTTCCGGCTTCTGCGGCGCACACTTCGGGGCCAGCTCCAACAGGCGCTGGGCGAACTCCGCGGCGGTGAAGTTGGCGTTCTGGACTGCGTCGTAGTAGCCAAAGTACTCTGGTTCCTCGGTGACGTAGCCCACACGCGGCGTGCCTTCCGGGTCCGCATACAGGACGATGTCTTCCCCGTCCTCCGTCTTGAACTTCTTCCCGAACTTCGCAATCAACTTTTCGGCCATGCGGCCTTCCTTTCTGGCGGCATCAGCCGCGGTAAACTACACCATCGACCACAGCGCGCCCGCGGATGATGGGCACGGCAGTCAGCCAGAACTCGCCCGAACGCTCATCGAGGTGCACAACCCCGAAGCCGTGGATGCTATCCCGGAGCACGGCATTTCGATGTCTATAATCGATAGCCATGGGGTCCCCCAACCATCCAAGCGTCGCACCGACATGGCGCGACCCGTCGAGCTGTCCCTGATAGTGCACTTGCAGCCGGTGCGTGTGACCAAATGCCAGGCTGGAGCCCAAATCGAGCATGCTGGCACGTGCTGCATTGACCCCGGAACGGCCCACATCATGGGTAATGTTGAGATGACCATAGGATATTGACCTCATGTACGGTGTAACGACCCAGCCACGCTCTGTCAAGTGGAGTTTCTCATCCCACGTGACCAGCCCGTCCAGTTCCGGCGCCTGTCGGGCCACGTACCGCTCCAGGCGCGTCTCGTGGTTTCCCTGGAGGAACTGGCGGTCATCACACCCCGCCTCGTCACAGGCCCCGTCGAGCTCGTCCAGGGCCCGATTGACCAGCGCAATCTCACGCCTGAACGGCATGCGCTTGGACGGGTCCTTGGGGAAGGACGAAATCTCGTTGCAGTCCGCGAAATCACCTAGCACCACGACTGTGTCCGGTGCCCAGCCACGGATGACGGCCAGGGCCGTGCGGTACGCCTTCTTATGGTGGAAGGGCGCGTGCACGTCCGGCAGCAGGAAGATTTTACGCAGCTTATTCGACACGATAGGCCTCCTTCTGCGCCTGGGTCAGGTCCATCCAGGCGTGGGCCATGCCGATGGCCTCCAACACATCGGGCTGGTTGCGCACCGGAATGCGCTCGTCCACCCACTGGCCATATGCGTACCATAGTCGGGTGATTATGGCGCGCTTGGTCTTGGCCATCTTCGGCCACTTGGGTGGCGGATGGTTATATTGCACCGGTGGCACAGGCCGTCCCGGGGGCCACAGCAGGCGCCGCCACACATTCGGCTCAATGCGGTATTTGCGGTCTGCGGAGAAGCGCTCAAACAGCCGCCCCGCCGTGAACGATAGGCCTTGCTGTGACTTGCGCGACACGCGCACACGGCGCCCGTCGCGCCAGATGTACTCCGCCGGGTACTGGGCCTCGATGATGAGCTCGTCGATGCCTTTGTCGTATTCGTAATACTCGGGCACATAGATGGCGTCAGACAGGTGCGTGGCCTGGACCACGGCCCCGTCGATGGTCTCGCAAAACCCGGGCTTGGCGCCGGGGTCGATGAAGAGCTGTCTCATTTCCGAACCCCTTCCAAGCGCGCTTCCTGCAGGTCTTCTTCGAGCTCAGCGATGCGGGCCTCCGCCTTGGCCAAGGCTTTGTCTCGGCTTTTCGTGACGGTGGCGAACCTGTCCTCCAGCTCCCGCACCCGCCGCGTCAGCTCCGCGTGTTCGTCTAGGAGGCGTAGGCGAAAACGTTCTTGCGATGTCCGGAACACCGACGGGACAGCCTCGACATATCGGCGCTCACGTAACAGCTCCTCTGTCGTCAGCATCGGCTCGTTCATGTCTTGAACCCCAGTCGGTGTGCCATGGCCAAGAACGCCCACGTGCCCTCGTCCGGCGTGTGCACGACACACGGCGCCGGCAACGGCCGGCGGTCACCCTCACCCCCTAGCAGGCACTCACGCGGGTACGAGAGGAACACGTCCCGGATTTCCGAAAGCCGCGCCCGGAGGTCGAACTCCTTGATGCGCGGGTCCTCAAACGACACGCCGAAAGTCTCCTCAATGGCCAGGTCCCAGGCCCGGAGTAGCGTCCCGTATTCCGGGCAGTGCTCCTTGAGCCAACGCTTGAAGTACGACACCTGGTCCCCGAGGTAGGCCTCCGCTGCATCGTGCAGCAGCCCGGCGCGCGTCAGCTCCGGCTCATGGTACTCGGCCTCCAAGGCCTGGGCCACGTACACGGAGTGGCTGGCAACCGAGTAGTAAGTGTCCACGGCGCCGCCGTAGCGGCACACACGGCCCAGCTGATGCGCGATATCGTCAATGACGATGAGCTGCGGGTCAGGGTTGGCCAGGTCCACCATGCGCCCAGTGTGAGTGCGGAACCGGTAGGGCCCGCCCTGTGGTTGGTAGATACGGTCAGACATCGTCATCGTCCTCAGTGAGAAGGAACAGCTCCGGGTCCGTATCGTCGAGCTGGTGTTCCAGCTGCTCGTACTGGTCCTGCAGGTCTGCGAGGCGGTCCTCCAGGTCATCGATTCTATCGAGCGCACCAGTCAGCAGGTTCTCCAAGTCCTCTCGCTCCTCCTGAGAAGCATTGAGCTCACTCTTCAGGGCGCAAACCTGGATTTCGAGACTGTCCAGAACCTTGGTCTTGATTAACGAATAGCCGAACATATCAGTTTGACTCCGACGACCCTTTGGTGACTACGATACGCTGGGCCACGTTCTGCTGTGCCGGCGGACGGTCGTCCAAGTCCGTCCGGCCACGAGCCGTGAAAGTGACGAGAAAAATTACGTTGCACCAGAAGTGCCACTCATGCGGCAGCTGCGTCTCATCGTCCAACAGCTCGCCGCGCGCCATGGTGTTGGCATGGCGCATGGCCGCGGCGTACACCCGGGAGAACGGAATACCCTTCTCCCACGCGCGCTCCGCATACTTGGCTGCGCCAAAGGCCAGGACCTTGGCTACGCCAGGCAAGACCTGTTCCGGAATGCGCATCAGGAAATTTTGACCTTGTCGGGTCCACCAGTAGACCAGGGTGTGCACTACCAGTGGCACAGCGTAGTACTCTGATGTAGTCTGCACCGAGTCCCACGGGATGAGCTCCATCCGCGGCTTGCCGGCGTCCTTCTTCAGCTCTTGCGGGCGGTCAGTCATCGCTCTGACCCCCGGTAATCCAAGCAAGCCCCAACAACACAGGCCACGCCAAGGCGATTACCACCTTGGGGACTTCGACGACGCGCTGTTTCTTGGTGTCAATCATACGACACCCCATAAACAACCAGGCCAGCGGGATGCCGCCCACATACACGCCCAAAGCCATCGCCAATAATGCTTCCAACATATCAACCTTCCCAGACCAGCAGGTTACCCGCCTGGTCACGTAGTTCCTTGGCCCGCTTGGACCAACGACGCATCGCTTTTGCTTCCGGCTTACAACTTAGTGCATCAGGAAGTACGCGCAAGGCCGCCTCGGACAGAATGCCACGAATCGTCCGGTCGGCCTCCGCCACGCGCGTCAGTGGCACTAGTATGAGCCACTCGTCATGAATGTGTGCCAGCATGCGACAATCCCGCAGAGGGCCCCCGTCCAGGTACATGGCTTCGGTCAACGCTATCGTACCTTCGGAGCACATATACGCGCCCAGCTCCTGGAAGGGGTTGTTGGCGGCCGCACAGAACCACACATTGCGGCGCCACATGCCGAATCCTGGCAGATATGCATCGTATGTCCCATCGGGCTTGGCCGTGGATGACACGTAATCCAGCCACGCGATGCCGTCGGGGTTCTCTTCCTTCCAGTATCCGCGCGCCTGCTTGGACTGCTCCGGCGTGATGGGCACCTTGTACTGGGTCTTGCAGTACCGGGCGTGCTTGTCGGGGTTGGACATGCCGCCCTGGAACCCGAAATTCGAGCCTTTGCCGGCCTGACGCCACCAGTAGCATTCCTTGTCCCCGTCCTTGTATCGGCGCTTGAACTCGGCATAATCCAGGCCCAGGAAGCGCGCGCCGATTTTGGCGTGCAGGTCCACGCCGGTGTTCAAGTCATCCAGCATGCGCCGGAGCCCGAGCGTGTTGTACACGTTCTGTGCGAACGACGCGAGCTCCAAGCCCGCCATATCCACCGAGATGATGGCGTAACCCGGCGGCGCCACGACACATTCGCGAATCATAGGGACGTTCGTACCGGGCTTGGCGTCCAGGCCGGTACGCCAGTTTTGGATGGGCGGCTTGGCGGCCGACGTGCGGCACGTGTCCGTGATGTCGTACTTGGTGTGGATAAGCCCGCGGCAATTCCGCAACATCGGCACATCCGCCTCCAAGACTTTCGACCACTCACCGTAAGACGCAAACAGGACCAGGTCGGGGTCTCCCGACTCGCGCAACGTCTCACTGGCTATGGACACCTGTGGCTGCCACTTGGGCTTGGGCGGCAGGCCCGCGGCGGCGCGCTCAGCTGCGGCCTTGGCGGCTTTCCGGGCCGCGGTGTTGGACTGCGTCGTCATGGGCGGCTTGCCATCGTACGCAGCAGTCACGAGCTCCCGAAGCAGCTTTTGATTTTTGACCCAGCCCATCGTCCGTTTATGCTGTCGCGTGCACGCCCGCCACTCCAGAATCCCGGCCTCGCGGGCGTGCTCGATGAGCGGCGCCAGCTCCGCCTGGGCCGTGGCCATGAGGGCCTCGACGGCATTCGCGTCGACCGGGAGCCCCCAGACAGCAGACAGCTGCAAGCAAAACTGCCGATAGGACACGCGCTGCAGCGCCGTCAACGGAACGTACCGGCCGAACTTCCGATGCTGGCGCTCGAACAGCTTGATGACGTAGCAATCGTCCAGCGCGTATTCACGGTGAGGGTCGGTGACCTCCTCCGACGTACAGTCCAAGAACTGGGCGAACTGTGTGGCCAGGCCCGAGTCCTTCAACGGCGGGGGCGGCAGCCCCAGCGCAATGCAGCACCCATCCAGGCCTCCATCGCCCCTCTGCACACACCCCGCAATCTGGCCCAGGCGCTGGTACGTGTACGTGCACAGCATGCGCCCGGCGCGGTACGCTGCGAACACCTCGGCGGTCAGTCCCGCGGCACACCACACGGCCGCATCGTAGGCCAGATTATGGCCCACCAGCGTCACGTTGGGGTCGGTCAGGACCTGGCGCAACACGTCCAGCGCGCCGGAGCGCACCGTTACCAGGTGGCGCTCGAACTCGCCGAGCCACTGATACTGAATGCAAACGAGCCGGGGAGCCATGTTCCCCGGCCCGAATGGCACCGTCTCTGAATCAATGCCCAGATAGTTCAGAAGACCTCGACGTTGACCGCCACCCCGTCCAGCATCTCGCGAATCTCGTCCTTGTTGCTGACCGCCCAGCGGCTCGGCTGTTCCCACAAGTCTGCATCTTGGTCGGATTCCCCTGTAATGGACCGAAGGATGCGGAAACAAAACTCACCGTGACGCAAGCCTGCATCAACGGGGTCATTCTCCGGGTCGGCGCGCATACCATAGGGCCGCTCGGGGTCATGGTATCCCTGGCGGTCACGGTCCTCGAACTGGTACGAGAACCCGGTGGAGTCCAGCCAGTCCAGGTTGACCAGCGTGTAGGTCTTGTTTTCGACCTTGATGCGGATGCAGCGCGTTCCCTCGGGGGCCTCGGCAATGATGCGCCCCAAGTCGACCTCCTCGGGGAGTGCAGTGAAAGAGTACTCAGATTTTGCTTTGATGGGCATGATGTCTCCTTGTTGTTTCAGAAATTGGCGGCCCGGCCTCGCGAATCCACGCGCCCAGGTGGGCTGAGCCAAAAATTGGTGCATCGTCAGAGATTCGAACTCCGTGTCCTCGCGTACGCAAGCAGCCGTGTGCCCGTACCCTCGGCCCAGTTTGTATCCTGGTGTGCCAGCCATTGCACTTCCGATGCGTTAGCCAAGTGAGAGATTCGAACTCTCATCTCCGGGCTTACAATGCCCAGGTCCTACCGGTTAGACGAACTTGGCAGAGGAGACCGCCCTGGCCCGTTGCAACCGCACACGTGGTCTCCCGTCCTGTGTGAGGCTTTTTGTCGGGTCGCAGGGCCGACGTGTGTCACAAGAGCTCGAAGTGATACTCGTGGATGTCCTTGCCCTTGTTGGTGCGGCGGACGAAGCGGTTCTCCAGCTTCAGGCGGACGCCCAGGGATTCCCCGGGGTTGCCGACCGTGGCCTGGTGCAGCTTCAAGAACACAGGCATGGGCTTGAAATCGTCATCGTTGGGCTTGCGCGCCAACGTGGACGCGAGCTGCCGGCGCTGACGCGCGTGGGTCTTGAGAACCTGGTCCGGGAGCTGCTTGTGCTTGGTGAACAGCGCGATGCTGTACGTCTTGTTGACCAGGACTTCCGGTGAGTTTGACTCGTGCACCTTGACAGTCAGGAAGATGCCTTCGTTGGACTCGCCGGACTCCTTGGCCTCGCAGCCAACGAGCTCGATGACCGTGACGAAAGGCTTATCGTACGGCATGAAGTCTGGATAGTCGGACAGGTCGTCCAGGGCCCGGGGGCCCTCCATGGACTCCAGGATGGCCTTGGCAGCCTTGGACAGCGTCGGGCCTACGGTGATTGCGGTCGTGGTCATATACTCCTCAGTTGTAGTAGTGGGCTCGGTCTTCCGAGCGTTTCCCAGTCAACAATAGCGCCACGGATGGCGTTGGTCAAGGCCCTCTCGTCAGAATCACAGCGGACCACGATGTGGACCGTCACCACGGGCTTGGGCTGGCCCTGGCGCGCCGTGCGGGCGATGAGCTGACGGAACCGCGCGGACGATGCCGGCGGCTGCAGCACCCAGTTGTGGTTGAAATTCCGCTGGGCGTTGAACCCCTCGGAGCACGCATCCTGCGAGGCCACGACCAGCGGCGCATCGGTCTGGTCCAGGCGCACGCCGCGCTCGTCCATACCTTTGGCATGGTGCCAAGGCACATCGCGCACCAAGGCCAGCTCGGCCTGCAGCGCGACCGAGTCAGCCCACACTATGGTACGAGGACCACCGTCCATCATGACCTGAAACCGCTGTGGGCCTATCTGGGCCATGAATCGGCTGGTCTCGTCCAGTCCTTCGGGGGACCACTTGGCACAGCGCGCGCCCGGCGGCTCGTCCGCCTCAGCCCGCTGGAACTCGGCCCAGGCCTCGGGTCGCAGAGCACGGACCTGCTCGTCAGTGTCGGCCGCGCCGGTGCGGATGACACGCCGTGCGACGGCGGACCACTCGCGCCGTGCCTCCATGTACCGCTCTGAGTACCGCGGTACGCGCGTCTCCCAGAACCCCCACGCGAGACACCGCTCCACGGCAGCGGCCTCAGCTGGCCCCGACAGCGCATACCCGTCGGGCATGACCCAGTCGTCGGGCAGCGTCAGCACTGGCGGGAGCCGGTGCACCGTGAGCTCCACGCGCCCATCGTATTGGGACCCAGCATCGCCCACCAGGACCACGCCGGGGTGGTCCTTGAGCGTGGTCAGAAACCTCTGTCGGAACTCCGGGTCCTCCATCCGCCCGGCCCAGCGCTCCATCGCGTCACGAGACTGGGGCAGCCCGGATACCGCCGCGGGCCCGCGCAGAGCGTAGCGCAGCCCGTGGACCAGGTCCAGCGGGTCCCCGTCCATGGGCGAGCCCGTGAACCACGCAACCCGCACCTCGGGATGCGCTATCAGATAGCGATTCAGACGTTTGCCGGCGGAGTTCGTCCCGATGTTGGCCACCTTGTGGGCCTCGTCCAGCAGGATATCAGTGGGCTGGTACTGCTCCAGGAAGTCGGCCTGCTCCTTGCGGCACATCATCGTGTAGGAGATGAAGGCCACGCCCCGGCCGTCCTCCCGCAACGGCTCGTACGTGTCCACGCCGTACGACTCGAACATGGCCCGGGTCTGGGCCATCACACCAGCCGGGCATATCACCAGCGGGCGGTCGCACTCAGACGCGATGGCCGCGGCGGCGTACGTCTTGCCGCCGCCGGGCTCGATGCCACACCACCCACCACCCAGGCGGAAGTAGTCAGCCTTGAACTTGGTTTGCCAGGCGTGCGGCTTCATTGCGGTTGTACCACTTTCGTTTCAGGTCAATCAACTCACACAGCGAGGCGCACATGGCCGGGATGTTGTCGCAATCCAAACCCTCAAACCACAGACCGGCGGGCTCGTGGCCTGGGATTCTTGAATCAACCCCATACGACCCCTCGGTCAGGTCGTACCGGACCTCGGGCACGTCGGGTGTGCAGTGGGAGAACCCGAACCCGCACGTAAAACGACGCAGTTTGCCCGGCTCGTCGTCTGCGTAGTACACCTCGAAGGGCCACTTACCGTCGTAGCCCGGAACTGGGACACTCGAAGAATCATAACGGCTCATTTGGTCTCCTCGTGTTTAGGGCACCACTCACTATGCAGTCCGTATCCCAGTGTGTCAATCCCACACTCACAAGCGGCCGCGCGACCAACATGGACGAACACGACCGAACCACCAGTCATGCTTATGGGCTGGACCAGCCGCCCCGAAGGGGCGTGGAGCCACGGGCCCCAAGTCTGGCCCTGGTCTGCAATAAGCCAGTGGGCCTCATTGCTCCCCTTGAAGCGGTAACAGCCCTGGCGTGATGACACCTGGAAATTCTTAATAATCACTGTTGGGTCCCCATCGTAGGGCTCCCATAACGATGGGGACACGATCACCGGGGGATGGGCCATGGACAATGACTCGGGGAACATCACCCGCCCCCGCTCAGTGTCCGCAGCACTCGGTTGCACTCGTCCACGACCGACGACGCCTTATCGGCCAGCTGCTGAACCTGAGTGGCGATGAGCTCAATCTGCTCCATCGTGTGTGTCGTTGGGGCTGGCACCTCAGGGGTCTTCAAAGCCGTGCCAGTAGGCCCAGTCGAGCCCGAGGCCATACCCTCGGCTTTTGGGGCCGCGGCCCGCCCGCGGCGGCGGCGCGGGGTCTGTGCCGGCGGTGTGGGCTCGGGCGCCGTCACGGTCTGCGTCACCACCTCAGGCTCCGGGTCCACCACCAGCCCCTGGGGCGGGTTGATGCCCAGCGCGGCCACGGCCTCACCGAGGCTCTTTGAGCCCTGCTCAGCTGTGGCCTGGAAATCCGGCGCGGCCTTGGCCGCCTCAGCCTGGGCTACGGATAAGGCCAACGCCTGGGCCAGGTCCTGCGCCGGGGGTGGCGCGTCATCAGTCAGCAGGTCATCGAGTTTGAAACCCATGGGGTCCTCCTTTTTCCTAACACGTAGTGTAACTAGGTCCACGGCGCCGTCAAGGTCCGCCGCGGTGTATTCGTTCGACCCCGCGAACATGCGACAGTGCTCCCGCACCCAGCACCGAAGCCCGCAGGCCTCACCGTTAGGGCCCAGCGTCGCGGGTACTGTGGTGTAGTCGCCGGCAGCCGTGTCCGCGTACTCCACCATGGCGCCCAGGATGGGCGTGATGTACTCCCTAAACCACGTGAGCACATCGTCACGCCGGAGTATGGCCCGTGAATACCAGGCCTTCGGCGCAGCGTCCTTGTTCACGTACACCCACACGACCTGGACCACGTCCAGCTTGGGGTCGTCCACTAACTCGAACCACGCATACAGCCGGGCCTGGATGTCGTCCGCGAGCGGCCGCGGGTTCCCACCCGTGGTGTCGGCGTCCGTCAGCGCGTACGCAGGTCGGTCGGAGGCCGCGCCGCGGTTTTCGCCACGGTCCGACGTAGTCTTCGTGTCGTAAATGGTGACGCGGCGGGCCTCGGTAGCGGTGGCCTCCTGCACCACACGGACATCGGCCTTGCCTCGCAACCACACGCCCGCCAGGCGTTTCTGGTACGCTGGCTGCACGGACAGCCCCGGCGTGCCAGGCCGGGGCAGATACGTGCGGATGGCCTGCAGCTGACGGGCAACCTCCAGGGGCAGGTCGGGAGGCTGCGCCTGCCCCTGGAGGTATCGTTGAACCGCACCGTCCAGTGCGTCACCACGTGTCAAATACAGCGGCTTCAGTCGGTCGACACGCGCGATGGACGACAGGAACCAGGCACGGTGACACTCTAAGAATTGCTTGATGGACGATGCGGATGCATTAATCATGACACACCCAATCTAATCACGGCCTGGTAGGCCGCAATCACTATTGCGACCCCAGGCACCAGACCTTGGGCGGGTGTGCGGCCAAGGCCGCGCGCTGCTCGGAGTACACATCCCATTCAGTGTAGTGTGGCATAAAGTCGCGATCCTTGTTGTACAGGAACACGTGTGTCAACACGGGCTCGACTGGCCACGTGGTGTTATGAATCCGCCAGTGGTCCTGAATCTCACTCATGATGCGCCCTATCGTGGCGCCGGTATCGGTGAAGTCGTCCACTATGGCGTAGTGTGAGAACTCCACCGCACCGCGGTACTTGGTGCAAGCGTGTGATTCATCCACGCGCTTGCCAATGTGCACGATGGGCCACCCATGCATCGCCGCGAGAGGGAACGCCACCGCCGAGCCCGACGTACCCGTGAATGCCAAGGCCGTGAACGGTGCACCCTCAGCTTTGGCAGCATCTAGGGCCGCGGCGGTGCGCGCCACGACCTGGGCCAGGCGCTCCGGCTCCCATATGTTGTGTGTGTAGCAGCTACTCACGCGATGTACTGGGCGCGGGCCGCGCACCGGCCGCGGCCGAAAGTCTTCGTGCTCGTCCGCCAAGGCGGCCAAGGTCTCAGAGTTCACGGGCTGACTCCTCCGCCACTGCCACCCACACATCCACGATACGGGTCAACAACGCATCCTGGTCCAGGGCCAGGGTGGCGCACGCCGAGTCCAGGGACGATATGAGGTTTGCCGGCGTCGCTGTGCCCCATACCAAGGGCGGCAAACCGCACTGGAAGCTGCACAGGCTGTCCCGCAAACGGCCTGCAACCTTCAAGCGCAGGTTACCGACATAGTCACGAGTAGGTGACTCAGGCACATCACCGATACCAGCATAATCGCGCAAGGCGGGGGCCCAGAACTCCGTCCAAAGCCGCTGGCCCAGCGTACGCGCGAAACGCTCCTGATGCTCCCAGGACCACTCGCGCCAGTCCCACAGGGCCACGCCCAGCCGCACCATGGCCAGGGTCCGGGCTTCGTCCGACTGAAAAGCATCGTTCAAACCCCGAATGTCGGGCATTTGGACTTCGCAGCACGAATCCGAGAACGGCACGCCGCGAGCCAGGGAACAGGCCTCCAGGATGCAGGCGCCTTCATCGGGGGCTGTATGAGCGCCGCGGCGCAGCAGGCCGCCGAGAACACGATTCAAAACGTCAACGATGGGATGAGATGACATTGATACCTCCGGTTAGCTCGGAGGCGCCGTACCCGGCCTTCCTGGCTACAAGTACGGCGCCGCCTCGCATCAGGCAACCTAGCACGTGGACTTGCCGGCGCAAGGGGTCCGTGTTAGATTGTTTGGGCATGCCGCAGTATGAGCTGACCTTTTACGCCGCCCGCGCCAACCAGCCCACCACACAGGGATACACATACCGCGCCGAGTCCTGGGGGGACGTGTTTGCGTTCCTGCAGTCCCGGGCCACGTCCCGGCGAGACAAGGGCGGGTCTGGATACTGGGTCACGGCCCGGTGCGACGGGCCCAGGAAGAACAAGAACTGCCACCCGACACAGGTCATAGCCCTGGACTGGGACGACCCGGGCCCGCCCGACTGGGAGACCCTGGAATCGTACACGTACATCGCGCACACGACCGATAGCCACACACCGGAGGCACCGCGGTGGCGCGTGTTCCTCAGCATCGTCACGGCGGACGCGGAGACCATTGCCAATAGCCGGCCTCCAGCCGGCGAGGGATGGGACGGCGCACACCTCCGGGCCATATCACAGCCAGCGTACGCCCCCACGATGGGGGACGACATCGAATGGCGATACCACGAGGGCGGTGAACCGCTCGACCTCAAGGCCGAGGGCTGGTACCAGGCCTCGGACGCTATCGCGGCGCCCGCGCCCGCGCCCGCCAAGCCCGAGGCGTGGCCCAGCGTGGCGTCCACGAACGCACTGGTGACGCGGTGGTTCGGGAACCCCGATGGCACCAACCGGCTAGCCGGGGCCCTGGGGGCGGCAC